GTCTTTTTTACACGCAGTCAATTTGAAAACGGTAAAAGTTGGGCAATTATACCAATGAAATGATAAAATTTGAGCAATATGCCAGGAAGAAAAAGAAAACCAACAGCAATGGTCAAGGCTGCTGGGACATATAGAAAAGACCGACACGAGGACAGGCTCGAGGTAAGCGGCAGACCACAGCTACCAGCATTCCAAAGCACTGAGGAAACATTCAAGTGGTTGGTGAACCACCTTGATGATCTTGGTGTGGTTGCCGAGGTTGATGCTTTAGCACTGCAGATGCTCTCAGACAGTTGGGAGGATTACGTTGCAGCAAGGGCAGTGATAAAGAAGAATGGCCCTACCTATACGACTACCACCGCTCAAGGTGATGAGATGCATAGACCAAGACCCGAGCTTGCAATGATGCAAGAGGCTTGGAACAGGATAAAGAAGATGTTGCCTGAGTTCGGACTCACTGCTGCTGCAAGAGCAAAACTGAGTGCACCGGACAAGGTTCAGAGTTTAGAGGATTTATTAGGAGGAGATTGATATGTACAACGAGAACAAAGCAGAGCGAGTCATCAAATTTATAGAGCGTGTGTGTACACACGTCAAAGGTGACCTTGCCGCCAAAGCGTTCCTCCTGGAGGATTGGCAGAAAGATTATATCCGTGACCTCTTTGGTACGGTAAACAATGACGGCACCCGTCAGTACCGCACCTCTTTTGTATTCATCCCTCGTAAGAATGGGAAGAGTAACCTGCTCGCAGCAATTGGTTTGGCACTCCTCTTTGTAGAGAAAGAGCCCGGTGCTGAAATTTATGTGTGTGCCTCTTCTCGTGAGCAAGCAAACGCCATCTTTGATGTGTGTAAGCAAATGGTACGGAACCAGCCAGTACTGGAGCGTGGCTGTAAGGTGTATAGGAACTCCATTGTCCTTAATGGGAGCAACTCATTCCTCAAAGCGGTCGCTGCGGATGCTGGGGTGCTCCACGGTGCAAATGCTTCTGCAGTGCTCTATGATGAGGTGCACAGCGCTAAGAATCGTGAGCTGTGGGATGTAATGGCCACCTCTATGGGTGCAAGGTCGCAACCTCTGATGTTCGGCATCTCTACCGCTGGGCTCTTTGATCCAAATAGCGTGTGTTATGAGCTCTACGACTACGGTAAGAAGGTTCGTGACGGCATCATTGAAGATGACACGTTCCTCCCACTTATCTATGAGCTTGAGCCAGGGGATGACATCCACGATGAGGAGGTATGGAGGAAGGCGAATCCCAACTATGGGGTGAGCATCAAGCCCGAATACTTCCGTAAGATGAGCCAAGAGGCAAAATCATTACCATCCAGTGAGATTGCTTTCCGACAGCTGCACCTGAACCAATGGGTGAATAGCTTGAGCGGTTGGATTCCCGATGATGAGTGGATGAACAGCGCTGGAGAGGTGAATCTCCAGGAATTGGTGGGGAAGCCTTGCTATGGTGGTTTGGATTTAGCAGCAGTGGAGGATGTCACTGCCTTTGTATTGATTTTCCCTTGGGAGGACGGTAGCATTAAGGTATTGCCCTACCTCTTTGTCTCTGAGGCGGCAGTGGAGCGCAGAAGAGTGCAGACAGGTGGCTCTTATGATTCCTTTGTGTCCAAAGGTGAACTTATCGTTACTGATGGGAACTCTACGGACTACGGCGTTATCAAAAATAAAATCATTGAGGCTGCAGGGGTGTTTGATATCCAAAGCATTGCTTTCGATAGATGGAACTCCAACTCATTGGTGCAGCAGCTTATGGATGAAGGTTTGGATATGGATCCATTCGGCCAGGGCTTTGTCTCTATGAGTGGGCCAATCAAAAATGCAGAGGTATTGATTAAGAGTGGTAAACTTCACCATGGTGGAAATTCAATGCTTCGCTGGATGGTTGGGAATGTTGTAGTGAAGAAAGATGATGCTGAGAACATCAAATTTAGCAAAGCGAAAGCAGGAGATAAGATTGATGGTGTGGTTGCAATGATTATGGCTTTGGGTGAAAAGATGACCGTAGAGAACTCTGATGTGAGCAAAACCTCTGCCTATGAGAGCAGAGAAATGAGGTTTTTATAGGTGCAAAAATAGCTATCTGCTAAATTAGTATATACGAAATCACCCCCTTGAAATTGCTCTTGGGGGTGTTTTTTTGCCCATTTAGTGATTTTCCCGCTTTGAGAAAAACTAGTATTAAAAACTACCGTTATTAACAAAATCGTGTGAATTGTTTTTTTGTTGCCGCTATATATAGGGAGAAAAAAAACAAAAAATCTAAATCTACCCATCGGTATTTATTTCCCTGTGGGGGCTTAGCGCCCCCCACAGGTAAATAGATACCTGCATAGCTGGGTGAAAAAAAAAGTATATATATACACGGTGATTTTGTTTTTTCTTTAACTTGGTAGGGAACAATAAAACATTCGTTATTATGAAAACTATCTTTAGGTCGGGCGACCTTCTTCGCTCAGAAAGGTTTGGTTGGGTGTACAGGATCATCACAGTCAAAAATGGAACTGCAATACTCGAGGATGTAAGCAAGGAGAGCATAAGAATAAAGTTTAGCCTCTCAGCATTGCGCAATCGAGTTAAATACAATATATTTGCTCATACCCCGTCACCGCTGTAACGGTTGGTTTATTGTTTTGGTTAAGTTAAGCGGATGCGCCCCACCTTATTGGTGGGGCTTTTTTATGCAAAACACTGAAGATGAGGTGCACGAGATACCTATATTAGCGATGTAATTACAAAAGCATCAACGCTTTTATGGCGGAAAATCAAAACTTATTCGGGCGCATCATTGGTGCATTTAGATCTTCTCCCAATAGACCATCCACTTCGCTGGCAAACCCAGCTTCTTGGATGTTTGATGGCTCAAGCTCTAAAACAGGCATAGCAATCACGGAGGAGAGTGCTATGCGCTTGTCTGCAGTATTTGGTGCTGTGCGTGTCATCTCAGAGACTATTGCCTCACTACCTTGGGAGGTAAAGCAAGATGTAGATGGTATAACACGCAGCGCTTCCGCTCATCCCATCAACACTTTGATTCACGAGCCTAATGCCATGATGACGGACTTCAACTTCCGTGAGATGTGCCAGGCTCATCTTTGTCTCCACGGAAATGCTTTTATCGCTATCAAGCGCAATGAAGCAGGACAACCGGTGAAGCTCATTCCTGTGCATCCCGACCGTGTAGAGGTCAAAGTGTATAAAGACGAAAAATTCTACACCATCGACCAAGGTAAGGAGACCTTTGACGATACTGAGATGATCCATATACTTGGACTGTCTTTTGACGGCATCATTGGTAAGAGTGTTATTGAAGCTGCTCGTGAGAGCATTGGCCTTGGTTTGGCCGCTGACCAGTTCGGAGGTTCATTCTTTGGTAATGGCGCTAACGTAAGTGCAGTGCTAAAGCATCCAGGGAGCCTCTCAGATGAAGCGTACAAGCGTTTAATGGCTTCTTGGCAACGTAGGTACACTGGACTTGATAACGCTCATAAAACGGCGATTCTCGAGGAAGGTATGAGTGTAGAGAAAGTGAGTATTTCACCAAGCGAAAGCCAGTTTTTAGAAACTCGCCGCTTTGGTGTGGAAGATATTGCTCGCTTCTTCCGTATTCCATTGGCGTACTTGGGCAGCTTAGAGAACAGCAGCACAAGAGCCAACATTGAGGAGCAAGGGATTCAGTTCCAACGCAACACCATTTTACCTTGGGTGAAACGCTGGGAAGCGGAGCTGAACAAAAAACTATTCCCTGGAGTAAAAGATTACCGCATCCGATTCAATATGGACGGATTGCTTCGTGGAGATATCAACTCAAGATACACATCTTATGCTACGGCAAGACAATGGGGATGGTTGAGCGTTAACGATATCCGCACCTTGGAGCAGCTTGACCCAATTGAAGGTGGAGACACTTACCTGCAGCCACTCAATATGGTGGATGCCGGTACTGATAATACCAATGACTAATGCCTTGGACTAACTACCCACAAGCAGCAAAAGACAATGCACAGCGTGCACTCGACCTCAGAGAGGAGGAAGGTACGGACTGCGGCACTGTTGTTGGCTGGAACACAGCACGCATCTTAGCGGATGGTGCGGTAGTAACACAAGAGCGATTGCCACGCATCTTCAGTTTTTTATCTCGTGCTAAGACCTACGACACTGGCAGTTTTAAAGACGAGGATGGCAACCAAGTTTGCGGCTCTATAATGTACGCAGCATGGGGCGGTGATGAAATGCTCGAATGGGCACGAGAAACTTTAGAGGCTGAAGAAATGGAAGAAAGACATATTAAAAGTGTAGTGGAGACTGATGAGGAGATCGTCATCACCTTTGGAAAAGGTGAGATGGTTGACACTGAGGGCTACAATAAAGACGAGAAGCGTGCAGAGGCCGATGAGCTTGCTGTAGGTGATTTTGTCCGTTGGAACACTTCAGGTGGTAACGCTTACGGCCTTATCATCCAAGTAGAAACAAATGGCGATATTGAAGCGGATAGTGGCTTTGTCGTAACAGGCACAGCGGACAATCCTGCTGCACTTATTCGCATATACCGATACTCTTCTGAGGAGGAGGCATATATCGAGCGCAAACCAGCTCTAAATGTAGCGCATTCATTCTCCACCTTAGAGAAGTTTGATGCAGAGGTGCGTAACCACGCAGCTATTGTTGAAAAGCGTGAGTTTAGAATGGAAGGTGCAGAGTACGAGAGCAACACCGTGAGAGGTTACGCTGCTGTGTACAATAGCGATTCTGAATGGATGGGTGGCTTCTACGAGCAGATTGCTCCAGGAGCGTTCGACAATGTTTTGGATAACGATGTTCGTGCCTACTTCAACCACGATGAGAACCTATTGTTAGGGCGTGTATCAAGCGGCACACTACGCATCGGCAGCGATGCTCGTGGACTGTACTATGAGGTGGATCTCCCGAACACAACCTACGCCAATGATTTGGTAGAGTTGATGAAGCGTGGAGATGTAAATCAAAGCTCTTTTGCGTTCCTCATCGAGAGAGACCGCTGGGAAGAGCGTGATGGTAAAACCTACCGCATCATTGAGAAGGTGTCAAGGCTCCTGGATGTATCTCCCGTAGCGCAACCTGCGTACCCCGATGCGACAAGTGAATTGAAAAGAAATACAACACCCGGGTTGGAGGGTGCTGAAGTGGAGGCTGAAAAAGCCCCTGCAGAGGAAGTTTCCGACATTGAAATCTTTGAATATAAACTGAAACTTTTAAAACTCGATTAAATGAAAAATATCGAATTGAGAGGAAAGCGTGCGCAGCTCATCAAAGATGCTGATAGCATTGTAGCTGCTGCACAAGCTGAAGGTCGTTCTATGACCTCTGAAGAGCGCACAAAGTTTGAAGCTATTGAAGCTGATGCTCGTGGGCTAAAACAAGAAATTGAAATCATCGAGCGTAACGCTGAGATGAAGAAAGAATTGGCTGGTCTTGAAGGCGAGGCTCGTGCTGCTGCACCAAAGGCTAACGCTAAAGATGCATTCTCTAAGTACCTCCGTCACGGATTCGGTGCATTGACTGCTGAAGAGCGTTCTATGGTTCAAAAGCGTGGTACTGCTACTCAAGTAGTAGGTACTGATTCTTTAGGTGGTTACTTGGTACCAAAAGAGTTCAGCAATGAGCTTGATGTTGCTACTGCATTCACTGGAGAGGTTGAGCGCTTGGCTAAGAAATTGAACACTGCAGGTGGTGGCTTGTTGGATTACCCAACATTGAACGACACTGCTACTGATGCAGGTCTTATCGCTGAAGCTTCTGCTGTAACGGTTCAAGATATGACATTTGGCAACGCTCAATTGTCTGCTTACAACTACAGCTCATTGGTGAAAGTATCTCAGCAATTGTTGCAAGATAGCGCATTCAACCTTGATTCTTTCTTGGTAGAAGCTATGGGTGAGCGTATCGCTCGTGCAACTAACGCTGCATTCACTACTGGTACTGGATCAAGCCAACCACAAGGTATCGTTACAGGCTCTACTGCTGGTAAGACTGCTGCTTCTGCAACAGCTATCACTGCTGATGAGATTCTTGACCTTATCTACTCGGTTGATGCTTCGTACCGCAACAAGGCTTCATTCGGTTTGATGGCTCACGACAACGTGATTGCTGCTATCCGTGCTTTAGGTCTTGGTTCTGCTAACGACTTCCCTGTATTCATTCCATCAATGGAAATGGGTCAGCCTGACCGTGTATTCGGTGTTCCAGTATATGTGAACAACGATATGGCTTCAAGCATTGCAACAGGTGAGAAAACTATCGTAGCTGCTGACTTCAGCAAGTTCGTAGTTCGTAACGCAGGAGGAGTACAAATGCTACGCTTGAATGAGCGTTTCGCTGATGAATTAGAGGTAGGCTTCGTTTCTTGGAAACGTTCTGACTCTAAGGTACTTGATACTCGTGCTATCAAACACTTGGTACAAGCGTAACCTGATGAAGGTTAGATTTACCAAAAATATCGCTGGTACAGGGTTCCGCTTCCGCATTGGGCAGGAGGCGGAACTCCCCAGTGATATGGCTAAAGACTATTTGAACGCTGGGTATTGTGAGGCAGTAGCTGAACCACCTAAGAAGCGTGCAAAGAAGAGCGTGGCCAAACCAAAAGCTAAAGAGACACGATAAATGGCTTATTCAATTGTAACACCAGCGGCCAGTGAGCCAATAACCCTGGAAGAAGCTAAAAACTTCCTCCGTGTTGATGGTAGTGATGACGACTCACTCATTGAAGCACTTATAGGTGCCGCTCGTGAGATGTGTGAGCAGTACACTCGCCGCATCTTAGTGACCACAGTAGTGGATGAATACTTTGACGGCTTCCCTAACTATAGAAATGCTACTGATAAGGATATCATCTACCTCAGTCGTGGCCCGGTGCAATCAATTGACAGCGTGAAATTTGTCGATGAGATTGGAAGCGAAACTACCGTAGACCCAAGCTACTACGTTTCCGATGTTATTAGTGAGCCTGCGAGAATTGCTTCTACCGCAGGATGGTTTGCGACCAATGGTATCATCAATCAGGTGATTGTCCGCTACACGGTAGGTACAGGTGTGGCAGATATCCCTAAACCACTCAAGCAGGGAATGCTTTTGATCATCAGCGAGTTGTACGACAAGCGTGATGATAGAGTGCGTAAGATGCCAACGGCAAGTGAGTACCTATTTAATCCGTTCAGAATCTTTACGTTCTAATGATTGACCAAGCAGGACAGCTCGATAGGAGAATAACAATCCAAGAGCCCGTTAACGCAAGAGAGTACACGACGAATGCTGTGGACGCTTTTGGGCAACGTGTTGAAGGTGATTCAGCAACGCTCGAGGGGGAGGACTGTATTGTAAGTGACATCAATGAGCTCGGAGGAATCCAAGGAGACCCCTACGGGCAGATTGTAGTAGACTTTATCACATTGGCGACAGTATGGTCAAATGTTACGGAAAAGGTCGGCAGCGAGGCTGAGAATGGCGATATGATAAGCTCTACCAAAAGGGTAGAGTTCATTATTCGCTACCGAACGGATGTTACGGAAGAGATGCGTATCATATACAACAACAACATCTATAAAATAGAGACCATTCAGAACGCTGATGCACGAAAGGCATTTTTAAAAGTGGTCTGCTCTTGGTCTGATGCGCAATAATGGAAAAGGTAAGTGTTCGTCTTGAAGGTGCTGAGCAGTTGATGCGAAAAATCAAGAGGCTCGATGATAGCCTCAAGAAACGCATCATCAAGAAGGTGGGTAAGAAATCCCTTCCTCCAATGGTGGACTCTTACAAGCGCAACATTAAGAATGCTGATGAGGTGTTTAAAGTGTACAGGGACGGCAAGATATACGCTGAGATACAGCCTGGACAACTCAAGCGCAGCATCGGTATAAAGACTCCAAAGCACCTACAAGGTCGCAATGTGATTGGGATGAGTGTAGGGCCAAGGAGAACAGGAAGGTATAAAGATCCTGAGAAGGGCGGTTGGTACGGTGGTTTCATCAACTTTGGATGGCTCCGTGTCGCTGACGGAAAAAAATACAGGGGGCAGAACGCCGGTTTTGCTCAAAAGGCGATGTCTGCATCAAAAAACAAGGTAAAGGTGAAATTCATCAGAACCTTTGATGTGGAGGCAAGAAAAGAGATAAAAAGGTTAAAATTCGGGCAAAAGTTCGGTTTGAAATGATAGGAAAGGTACTCAAATACAAGTTCGACAACACGAGCAGCTTGAATAGCGTTTTCGCTGGGCGTGTCTACCCATTGGTTGGTGCTCAAACGAGTGCGAGACCTTTTTGTATTTACGATACCACCAGCATCCGAACCGAAGGCTCAAAAGATGCCGACAGCCATATTGATGTGGTCAATGTCGAGCTTACCTTAGTAGGAGATAACTACGGTGTGTTGCAGACCGCTGTAGAGAATGTGCGTACAACTTTTGTACGGATGAAAGAAACAATTGAAGGCGTGAATGTACAATCGTGCTCGTTTGAGACTCTTTCTGAGACCTTTAACGTGGATGAGGAAACTTTTGCGGTGTCAGTTGATTTAAGTTTTAGAGTTATAAAATCGTAAAAGAAAAGAAAGATGGCAGCAAGTACATCAGTAATGAATAGCACCGATGTGGTGATTCGCATTGGTACGGATGGTTCTACCTACGAGACTGTAGGTAAAATGACAAGTGCCTCATTGAGCGTAACAATGGGCACGAGAGACGTAAGCACCAAGGATAGTGCTGGGTGGATGGAAGTTTTAGAGGGACAAAAATCGTGGACACTCAGCGGTGAAGGCTTGGTTGTATATAGCAACAGCGGAAAGGCTACTCCAGATGATATCTACACACACCTTAGTAACCGTGAGGTAGTGTACATTGAATTTGGTTCAGAGACTACCGATGAGAAATACTACAGTGGTACAGGTTACTTCACTGAGTTCTCTACGGATGCAGGATTTGAGGACAATGCTACATTCAGCTTCTCATTCCAGGGAACTGCAGCACTTACTCAAGGCACACAAGCATAACATTGATGGGGGGAGCAGCGCTCTCCCCATTTTTAACAAACAACAACAATGACAAATTTTAACGTAAAAGTAGGCGAGGCAGTATATCCGGTGAAGTACGGATTTAACGCTTTACGAGTATTCACCACCGCTGCAGGATTAGAGCTTAAAGATTTAGAATCTTTAGGTGAGAGCATCAAGTTAGACCACGCCATCCTATTGGTTTGGGCAGGGATGAAAGATGGCGCTCGTGCTGAAAAGCAAGAGTTCACATTGGAGCCCGAAGATGTTGCTGACCTTATGGATGAGGACAGCACCTTATTGCAGCAGTGCCTGGAGTTATTCGTTGCCTCTTTTGTGAAGCCTAACGCTACGAGCGGCTCAAAAAAGTAACAGCCCAACCTGCTGAAGAGCTCTCATGGGATGACCTTGAGGCAATAGGGTTGGGCGAGATGGGAATGAACGTGGAGGAGTTCTACAACTTAACGCCACGCCAATTCCAAAACAAAAGAGAAGGCTTCCAACGCCAATTAGAGTATAACACTCAATTGATGTGGGAGGTCACAAGGTGGCAGGCGGCGGTGAACATCGCTCCGCACACAAAAAAGAGGCTCGGCCCTAAAGACTTGGTTCAGTTCCCTTGGGACAACAAAAGGAACAAAGTACATAGAGCAGCGAGCTTTGAAGAGGTGCAAGAGGCAATTAAAAAGGTGTTCGGATGAGCAAGACGGATTTAGATTTTAAAGTAGGTGCGGACTTAAAGCAGTTCCGCACAGCAATGGGCAACATAGACCACAGCTTAAAGAGATTGAGCGGTGGTTTTGGTGCTTTAGGTGGTGTCATCGGCGCTACCTTTGCTGTAGACATTATACGTCAATTCGCTGCTGAGAGCATTGATCTCGCAAGCAAAGCAGAGGGCGTTGTCACTGCTTTTGAACGCTTAGACGATCCATCGCTGCTAAGAAGGCTCAGAGAGGCTACAGGCAACACGGTTGATGACCTCTCTTTGATGCAGAAGGCTGTACAAGCCAAAAACTTTAGGATTCCAATGGACACCCTGGCGAAGGGTTTGGAATTTGCACAGCGTAGAGCGCAGGAGACAGGGCAGAGCGTTGACTATATGGTTGACTCTTTTGTTACTGGTTTGGGTAGAAAATCCGTGATGATTTTGGATAACCTTGGTATCTCTGCCGCTGAGTTGCGTGAAGAGATGGCTAAAGGGGCAACAATGGCTGAAGCTGTTGGAACCATTATGGACAATTCCTTTGCGGAGGCTGGTGATCGTATTGTCACCACCTCAATGAAGATTGAGCAGCAAAAGGCAGCCATCACGAACCTCAAGACCGAGATAGGGGAGAAGCTCTTACCTGTGTATGAGAAGTTCCTCGACAAAACCATTGAAGGCCTTACCACTATCAACATACTTGCCTCTGATGACGTAAGTATGAAGCAGAAGGCTGTTGCTGCACTTAGCCAATACCTCACCGTTACAGGTAAGCAAAACACTACGATTGGAAAGCTGACCGAATCATTCGGGCAATACCTTTTGTTGGAGCAGAAGATTGAGCAGCAGCAAAAGGAAAGCGCACTCAGCACTGAGGACTATCTCAGTGCGATGAAGCAATACGAGGAAGAGCGTAGTGCAGCAGCAAGAGAGGCTGAAGAGACACTCCAAGCGTATCAAGATAAACTTAATGAGCTCATCCCTACTATCCGTGCGGCAAGCTACGAGATACAAAAGATGTTTGAGCCTTCTCAAGGCTCCTCACAGGGCCTTGCAGAGGCTTTAGGCTTTGATGATGTCGATACTACCTTAGAGACCATTGACGAGGTAGGAGAAAGCATTGATGGCTTTGAAAATGAAGTATTCAAGAGCTTTGAACAAATCAATGCGGAGCGTGAGCGCTTGCAGCAAGGCTTTATGATGATGGGTGGAGTGATTCAGTCAGCAATGAGTGCTGCACTTAGCCCATTGGAAGAGGGTGAGACACGCATTGGAAACTTTGCTGATGTATTTGTCCAGGAGCTCAAAAGAATGCTCGTTCAACTTGCAGCCACCGCAGCAGCAGCGGCAGCACTTGCAGCGATAATGTCATTAGTATTTGGTGGCGCAGGGGCTGCAGGAGCTAAGCTATTCGGAAAGAATGGAATGAGCTTTGGTGACTTATTCGGATCAACATTCAGCGGTATGGGCGGAGGCTTTGGCTTTGCTGGTGGCGCATCACAAGGAATGCAGGGCGGAATACCTATTTATGGCGTGTTATCCGGTCAAGATATACTGCTGAGCAGCGACCGTGCAAATAGAAATAGAACAAGACAAAGAGGCTTTTAATGGGAATTAGACTGCAGGGCGAATTTCGCACACTTAAAGATGACCAATACCAAGTGCAGATTATTGACAATGCCTACAATGGTGCAGTCAATACCATCAACCTTGGTGGTGACGGATTCACACTCACCCACGATGGTGAGGTAGACACTGTTTACAGCCCTATCATCGGCTCATCGGTATCAGTAGGTATCTACAACGATAGCAGTGCTGTGGATAGCTTTAGAACGGCGCTACTAAACGCTCAAGATAAGCAGTTCTCCATTCGTATCTTACGCTATAAGAAGCCAGCAGATAAAGACATCATCAATGACTACCGCAACAGGGTGGTTGCTGATGGTGGAGAGTACACTGGCGGCAGATGCCTCACCGATGCACTTGATGCATTAGGGGTAGGCAGCGAGAGCCGCAGCAACATCATCACCACCTACTTAAAGGATAGAGTAGAGGCTGATGGCGGAACCTTTGAGGCTGAGAACTGCGTAGTAGATGCAATAGATGCTCTTGGAGGCACTACCGATATCCCTGCAGAGCTCTATGAGCTCTATTGGACTGGGTTCATTGCTCAAGACCTCATTGAAGAGATAGATGAGAGCAAACCAAGGTTGATGCAGATAACTGCTGCCGATGGTATGAGCCTCCTCTCCACTGTGGATTACAACTTTGGCTTAGCATCCAGCACCGCCAAGACCTTCAAGGATGCTATCCTTGAGATGTTGGAAGATGCTGGTATAGCGGCACTCTTTGACTCTGATGAGCCTATCCTCACCACCGTAGTGAATTGGTACGCAGAGGAGATGACCTACAGCGCCACTATGGATCCCCTGGACAATATGAAAACTGACCTAAAGGTCTACACTTCGTGGACACAAGGGCAGGGGCGCAGCTACACACCGAGCCTCAACATCATCAGAGATATTTGTACCATCTTAGGTGCACGCTTCTACTTCTCCAACGGTACCTACCGCTTTGAGCAGATAGGGCAGCGTGATATCATCAATGTGAGAGAGTTCAAATACTTGAAGAATGGTACTGAAGATTCACTGACCACTGTACAGCGTGATATCTTAGTCGACCAAGATACGGTCTACCGCTCACAAGGGGTGTTTAGATTCCTACCGGCAGCGAAGAAGGTAGAGCTCATCCAGGAGCGTAAGAGTGAAGCTGACCTCCTGCGTGGTGTGGTCACCTACGATGCGCAGTTCGGTGATGAGATTGATGTGGGCATCATACCAAGTGCTAACAATGGGCGCATCACTATGGATATGCGCAGCAAGTTCCAAACCTATATTGCCACACCTACGGCAGGGACAGCAACTCCAGTCTTTGCAGTGACGATACGCTTAGAGCCTTCTGACGGTTCTGCTAACCAATACTGGCAGAACAACCTTGTCAGTGGCGCTACGAGCTTTGGAGCACCATTTTGGGGCACTACCGTCAACACTTACAAGTGGGCAGCGACCACAGTGAGTAGACAATCAAACACTACCACCAAGACCTTCCACGCTATGGCTACAGGGCCACTGCCGAAGGATGGTGAGATATATATCGACATTACCATCTTAGGGTTCTATGATGCGCAAGGCAGCAGCACTTCTTTCTTTATTGGAGGCAACAGCTACGCTTGGGCGGTAGACCTTGAGAAGGCACGCTTTGAAAACGACAACACAAGAGGTACGGTGCAGAGCACCTTTATCGCCAACAATACCAACCCGAACATCGGTAGCAACATCACTGTGACGTTGGGCCCTACAAGCATTGGCGATGGGCCAGGCGCTGCAGGGTCACTATTGGTGTACAACGGCTCTACTTATGAGCCAAGCACTGGGTGGCGTGTTGGAGAGAACGGTAGCTACATTGATGTAAGTAAGCTGGTCACCAAAGAGATTCTCAGCCTACAAAATACGGTGGTCAACCGCTTTGAGGGCGTGGCTATCAATGGTGGAGACTTTATAGATCGTCTACGCTTTGATGGTGCCTACTGGCTACCACTACGCTCAGAGCTCAATGCAAATAGAGATGAGCTGAATGTGGAGGCCTTTAAGATTGCTAAAATATCAGCCTTTGCAGATATCAGCGGCACTCCTGTAGATATGGGTGACCCTACCGTTGGTTCAGACATTACCGACTTCAACGGAACCTATACCAATGTGAGCACAGGTATCGTTGGAGGTATGGCTGTTGATGGGGTACAAAAAACCATTGGGCCATTTAGTGAGACCGCTAATGGTGGCGCTGTGGAAGGTGATTTGAACGTGACGTCGGATGTAAACATTCAAAAAGATTTGAATGTGGACGGGGCGGCATTATCATCATCATTGCAACTTGCGGGCGGATCGGGCACGCAAGGGTTGATGGAATGGAACGGCGACGAAGATACCATTGAATTGCAGATGAATGGTGCTTCGCATATGTTGGGCCAAGATATGGTCTACAATGTGAAGAATCAAACGGGGTCAACCATTGACAAA